TAAAGTGTATCCATCTCTCAAACGTCTCTACTTAGAGATGGAAGACCCCACCGAATATGAATTCGCTAACGAATGTTTGCTAGGTTGGAGACATTGGATTAGATTGTGTGAGAATAAGCAGATTGCTAAACACATTGACGAATGGAGAGCAGAGTTGGAATACAAACTCCGCTCTAAAGCTGTTCGTATGATGCTGTCTTCCGCTAAGGAAGGCAATTACCAAGCTGCTAAATGGTTTGCAGATAGAGGATGGTCTAATAAGGGTGCTGGAAGGCCCTCTAAGGCCGATGTAGAACACGAGAAGCAAGTGCAAGCACGTCTGGGAGAAGAATATTCTGAAGACGTTGTGCGACTGTTTCAAAGAACGTAAGAGGACATATGGCTGATATTTTCCGTAAAACACGAAGAGATCGTGAAGAAGCTGCTGGTCTTTCGGAGAAACCTCCTGAAAAGAAGAAGGAATCTGAGCAACCTCAGATGACTCAAGCTGATTTTCTTTATGGGTATAAGAGGAAGGATGGCGGAGATCGCCCTCCTATGTCTAAGAAGTGGGTTGAAAAGTAATGGTATTAGAAGAAGAGAAGTGGCGAGTAGACGCCCAGAAAAAGCTAGAAAAGATGCCAGAAGAGGCAAAGCAGATTCGGGAAGCTGCCCTACAGGACCTCTTCTTCTTTGCTAGATTGGTTAATCCTGGATACATGTACGGAGATGTACATAAGGAAATCTTCAAATGGATGGAGGAGTATTCCTTATTCGGTCAAGGTAAAGCTGATGTAACCAATAAACTGATTATGCTCCCTCGTGCTCATTTGAAGAGCCATATGGTGGCTACATGGGCTTCTTGGATTATCACAAGACATCCTGAAGTGACTATTTTGTATGTCTCTGCTACTTCAGGACTTGCTGAGACACAGCTCTATGCGATCAAGAACATCCTCACCTGCACCCCGTATTCTCGTTATTTTCCTGAATATGTGCACCCTAACGAAGGTAAGAGAGAGCGTTGGTCTCAGTCGTCCATTTCCATCGATCATGTAAAGCGTAAGACTGAAGGTGTTCGAGATCCAACTATTGCAACAGCAGGTCTAACCACAAACACCACAGGCTGGCACGCTGATATTCTCATTCCTGATGACTTGGTTGTCCCTGAGAACGCATACACAGAGGATGGTCGAGAGAGCGTTGCTAAGAAAAGTTCTCAATTCACGTCTATCTTGAATGCTGGTGGGTTTACGATGGCCTGTGGTACTCGTTACCACCCTTCTGACATCTACGCTACATGGAAGAAACAAGAATACGACATCTTCGATGAAGATGATAATGTCATCAACCGTGTTCCTGTCTGGGATGTGAAAGAGTACACTGTCGAGCGAGATGGAGTTTTCATCTGGCCGCGAGCAGTGCGTCCTAGCGATAACAAAGCATTTGGATTTAATAGCCAAGTATTGGCTAAAATCAGAGCGCAGTACGAGGATCGAATTCAATTCTACGCTCAATACTACAACGATCCTAACGACCCAGGCTCCAATCGTATTAGTCGTGACAAATTTCAATACTACGATAGGAAGTTTCTAAAACAAGAGGGCGGTAGCTGGTATTTTAAGAATAAACGACTAAACATCTACGCAGCAATCGACTTCGCTTTCAGCCTGAGTAAGAAAAGTGACAACACAGCAATCGTGGTTATCGGCATTGATGAAGAAGGTTTCATCTATGTCCTGGACATTGATTGTTTTAAGAGCGATAAGATTAGTGAGTATTTTGCTCATGTTGCTCAATTACATTCCAAGTGGGGTTTTAAGAAACTTCGAGCAGAAGTTACAGTCGCTCAAAGCATTATTGTGAGAGACTTGAAAGACAAAATTCGGGAGGATGGTCTTTCTATCTCCATTGATGAACACAGGCCCACTAGAAACGAAGGTACTAAAGAGGAACGTATCGCAGCCGCTCTGGAACATCGCTACGATAACATGTCCATCTGGCACTATAAGGGAGGGTATAACGATGTCTTGGAAGAGGAGCTTGTTCTCGCCCGTCCAGCGCATGATGACATCAAGGATGCTCTGGCTTGTGCTGTGGAAATTGCCATTAAGCCAAAGAGGGGCAGAGGAATTGACTCGCCGAGTGGTAATGTTTTACAATTCAACAGCCGCTTTGGTGGCATTAAGTTCAAATAAGGATAGGAATGGCAAAGAAACCGTTAACAATCGATGAATTTGGTCGACAAGATATTGCCAAATTTATTGCCCATACATGGGACAAATACAATCAACAACGCTTAGAGCAGATTGAAAAGTGGAAAGAACAACGTAACTATGTCTTCGCTACTGACACGTCTACAACTTCAAACAAGTCTCTTCCTTGGAAGAACTCTACAACTCTTCCAAAACTATGCCAGATTAGAGACAATCTCCATTCCAACTATATCAGTGCTCTATTTCCTAATGACCAATGGTTGAGGTGGGAAGCCTATAGCCTCCAGGACGCTACGAAAAAGAAGAGTAAGGCCATCGAGGCTTACATGGCAAACAAATGCCGTGAAGGCGGTTTTAAGCGCATCCAGAGCCAGCTCCTGTATGACTACATCGACTACGGTAATGCTTTTGCTACGGTGGACTTTGAAAGCCAGTATCGTACCGATGCTATGGGTAAGCGGGTGCCTGGTTATGTTGGCCCTGTCGCTCGCCGTATTAGCCCTTACGACATTGTCTTCAATCCTCTTGCTCCTTCTTTTAAGGATTCGTTCAAGATTGTCCGAAGCATTAAGACGGTTGGAGAGCTGGCAGTAATGGCTGAAGAACAGCCTGACAATGTTTGGCTGGCCACTGCCCTGAAGAATCGCACTAAAATCAATGCTCACATGAATGCCTATGGACTGGATGATTTCCATAAGCAAGAGGGCATTATGATTGACGGATTCGGGAACATGCAAGAATACCTCCAAAGCGGGTATGTGGAGCTTCTGACGTTCTACGGGGACATCTATAACCCTGAGACAGGAAAGCTGGATAAAGGACGTGAGATCGTCGTTATTGACCGCATGTGGAAGATCCAAGACAGAGAGCTTGTTTCTTGGTTTGATACTGCTCCTATTTTCCATGTTGGTTGGCGTATTCGCCCTGACAATCTGTGGGGCCAAGGCCCTCTCGAGAATCTTGTTGGTATGCAATACCGAATGGACCATTTGGAGAACGCTAAAGCTGACGCTATGGATTTGGGTATTCATCCTCCTCTTGTGATTAAGGGAGAGGTTGAAGAGTTCAACTATGGACCCGGAGAGGAAATCCATATTGACGAGAACGGAGATGTCACGGAACTCGCTAGAAACGCTCAATGGGTGCTTCAGGCAGATAATGCCATTGATCGCCTAGAAATGCGTATGGAGCAGTTTGCAGGGGCCCCTAGAGAGGCTATGGGCATCCGCTCTGCCGGTGAGAAGACTGCATTTGAAGTGCAGCAACTTCAGAACTCGGCTTCTCGTATCTTCCAAGAGAAGATCAATACGTTCGAGACAGAACTACTTGAACCTCTTCTGAACGCCATGCTTGAGACGGGGAGACGTAATCTTGACGCTAACGATGTAGTCAAGAGCATGGATAATGATCTGGGCATCGCTACGTTCATGGAAGTGACGAAGGAAGACATCACTGCTAACGGGGTGATTCGCCCTATCGGAGCTAGGCACTTTGCTGCTCAAGCGCAGCTTGTTCAGAACCTTACACAGCTTGCTAATACACCTGTTTGGCAACAGATTGCTCCTCACGTCAGTGCTAAGAGTCTTGCTACGCTTGTTGAGGACGTTATGGGCTTGACTCGTTTCGCTCTTATCCAGCCTAATGTGGCAGTGTTTGAGCAACAAGAGCTACAACAGCTTTCTAATCAAGCAGGGGAAGAGAACGAGATGATGATGATGCAGGAGCCTCTCCAATGAAAACATCTCTAGTTGCTGGATTGACGAAAGAAAAAGCAACGGAAGTACGAAGCGAATTTATTCATTCTGTACATTTTAGGGAACGCCTTATTGACGTGTTAAACGGCAAGAAGGCTTCCTTCCGTTCTGAGGTTACGTCTAAGACTTCTTACGAAAGCCCTAGCTGGGCTTTCTTACAAGCAGATGCTATTGGCTACGAAAGAGCAATTGATGAAATTATTTCTCTTTTAATGGCTAAAAAAGACGAAATTTGAGGTCCTAGCTATGTAAGCTACGGATTACATAAGCGTGAGTGAGCGAAGCGAACGGAACGAGCGGTTAGCGAGTGCAGTGAGTGGAGCGAACGAACCTTATGAATACCGTGAGAGAAAGAATTAGAAATACTGAAGAGGGAGTGAGTGAAACGAACGACCCTTCAGAATATATACATTGCGGGATTGGTATAGTGGCTGTGCCCTAGCCTTCCAAGCTAGTGAGGTCGGATCATTCCCGACATCCCGCTCCATATCTGCTCTGTTAGTTTAATGGTAGAACAATGGCTTTGTATCCCATTGGTGGCTGTTCGATTCAGTCACGGAGCACCAAAAAAGATAACACCTCTCAAGCCTAGAAATTAGAGGGATCTCTGATTGCTGGCCTGTGTAACGGGCGATGCTCAAACCGAGAGGTTAATTTATGAAGGAACAGACGAATGTCAGACCAGACTTCGATCTTCGGAACGAATAATCCGCAGGAAACCCCTGCATCCCCTACTCCTACCCCTAACGCTGATCCTGTTGCCACCATGCTTCAGTCGATCAAGAACGAAAAGGGAGAGCCTAAGTACAAGACTGTTGAAGAAGCCATGAAGGCCCTGCAACATTCTCAAGCCTATATCCCAGCTATCACAGAAGAAAAAAAGAGAATGGAATATGAGCTTGAGCAATTGCGGAGTCAAGTGAGCAAAGTCAACGAGCTTGAAGATACGGTTAAGAAACTGCTTTCCAATACGTCTGCTCCGGCTACCCCCGCAGCACCGACTATCGATGAAGGTAAGATTAAGGAGTTGATCTCTAACAGCATCAATGAAGTGAAAACTAAGGAAGAGATGGCTAACAACGCTAAGGCTGTTGTTGCCACTGTTGCTTCTAAGTTTGGCGATAAAGCTGAAGAAGTTTTCTACGGAAAGGCTGCTGAATTGGGTATGAGCAAGGCCGAGATTAACCATCTCGCTGCAACTCGTCCCAAGGCCGTTTTGAGCCTCTTGGGTATTCAAGACACCGTTGTGCCGCCACAGAGCCGCCAACAATCTACTCAAGGTACGGCCCTTAACACTGCTGGGGTTGAACCCACGCAAACTACCTACATCGGTAAGAACAAAGAACCTGTCATCATTGGTGCAACAACTCAACAACTTCGTCAAGAATCAGATCGTTCTAAGAAGATGGTTGAGGAACTGCACGCACAAGGGAAGACTGTCTACGACCTTACCGATCCAAAAACCTATTTTAAGTATTTCGGATAAGGAATAACAAATGTCGCAAAACCGCGCTAACAGCACGGCCTTCATTGAAGCCGAACAGTATTCGAGCTTCATCCTGCGTAACCTGCAAGATGGCCTGCTCCCTGGTCAGTTCTACCGTAACGTCTCCGACTTCGGTTCTGGCTCGACCCTCCATATCAAGACCGTTGGTACGGTCACCATCCAAGACGGCGCTGAAGAAGTTCCGTTCGACTACACTCCGATCGAATCGGGTGAAGTGACCCTGACCATCACTGACTACGTTGGCGATGCTTGGTACGTCACTGACGAGCTGCGTGAAGACGGTGCTCAAGTGGAAGCTCTGATGTCGGCTCGCTCTAGTGAATCGACTCGTGCCATCCAAGAAACCTTTGAAACCCGTTTCCTGGCTAAGTGCAACAGCTCGCAAACCAACGCTAACGCTAATGCGATCAACGGCTTTGCCCATCGTATTGCTTCGGCTGAAGTTAACAACGTCATCTCGCTGAACCATCTGATTTCGATGAAGCTGGCTTTCGACAAGGCTAACGTGCCTGTTGGTGGCCGTGTTGCTATCGTTGACCCGGTGGTTGCTGCCACGTTCGACAAGACCATCAACTTTGGTCGCGATGTCACCCCGTTCGGTGAGAAGATCCTGGAGAACGGTTTCGCCCGTGAACACAGCTTCATCATGAACCTGTACGGCTGGAACATCATCACCTCTAACCGCCTGCCCACTGGCTCGTTCAGCGACGGTACGACCACTGTGTCGAACGGTGTTGCTAACATCTTCATGTGTGTGGCTGACGACAACACCAAGCCCATCATGGCTGCATGGCGTCGTATGCCCAAGGTGGAAGGTGAACGTAACAAGGACCTGCGTCGTGATGAGTTTGTGACCTCGGCTCGTTGGGGCTTCGGTACTCAGCGCGTGGATACCCTGGGTGTTGTGATTACCTCCGCTGTTAACTCCTAATTAGAAAGGTAATCTGATGTCCTATAGTAACTCCCACGGCCTCGGTGTTTACACCAACTACGGCTCTCGTAACACTGGTGGTACGGTTGGTAGCGAAGCTACTGATACGTCGACCCGTGATTATAGCATCGCCTTCACTGGTGAATCGCTGAACAGCGGTTTCCTGCCTCCTGTCACTCTTCCGAAGGGTGCCAAGCTGGTTAAGGCTGTTCTTCGTGTTGATGAAGCATTCAGCCTCACTGGTACCTCTCCTACCGTCATTTTCGGTGGCACGGCTCCTGCAACTAACGGCATCGTCCTGACGGAAGCAGAGCTGGAAGCTGTTGGCACTAAGACGCCTGCTTCGACGGGCACTGGTACTTGGGCTGTGGCTTCTGCCACTGGCACGACTGCTGCTGAGAAAATCACTAAGACACTCGGCGGCACTTCTCCTGTTGTGTCCTCGACTGTCGGTAAGGGTACGCTGGTTCTGACCTTTATCAATAAGACTAAGGTCTAATTTTTAAGGGGCTTCCAAAAGAGGCCCCTTTTTCTTTTTGTGAGGTGATATGACCGTACAGCACCGTGACATCCCTGACGCCCAGCTACATCAAGTTAAGGGGGCGGCTTCCGCTTCTTCTGGGCAGCTCTTGGTTGCTACTGGCACAGGAACTGCTGAGTTCCAAGATCCTGCGTTCACTACAACTGCAATGGGTTTTTGGGACTATAACGATACAGCTACAGCCGGCACACCTATTGCTCTGACTCTGGCCAATACTGAATACCAGTTGACCAATAACGGGCTGGGGACCAATACCCTCAAGACGTACAAACTGCCGGGTATTTCTGAAATCTTTAACACTTCTACAGGCTACTTCCAGTTCACTGGAATGCAGCTTGGAGATACCGTCGATATTCGAGTGGACATCGAAGTAACTACCGCGAGTTCTAATAACGTGGTGGAGATGTTGATGGAATACGGCGTGGGCTCTGTTCCGTATAAGCTCACATACGAGCAAAAATATTTCAAATCGGCTGGTACTCATAAGCTGATTGTCCCGATTAGTTTCTATCTTGGTAACACACTGACGCTCTCTAACCCCGCTCGTATCTTAGTCAAGAATGACACTATTGGATCGACTGTCAAGGTTAATGGCTGGTTTGTGAGGGCTATTACAAATGGCTAAGAAAACCCTGTTAGAGATTGTCCAATCTGTCTTGAACGATATGGTGTCGGATGAAGTCAATGACATTGACGACACTGTTGAATCGCAGACTGTCGCAAACATTGTTCAATCAGTCTATGAGAGTATGCTCGCCAATCGTAACTGGCCTCATACCAAGACACTGGTGCAGCTTGACTCTCTTGCTGACGCCAGTAAGCCTGTTTATCTTCGTCTCCCTGAACGTCTTAAAGAGTTAGTCTCTATCTCCTATGACGTTAAGAAGCTCGGAGACACTGCTACTAAGTATCGAGAGATTAAGTATCGAGATCCAGAAGCATTCCTGAGAATGCTTGCTAACCGTGATTCCGCTAAGACGACCGTTGATGAGATCGTTGATTTCAGTGGAATTAAGCTGATGATCCAAAACGATAAGGCTCCTGAGTATTGGACCTCTTTCGATGATGACTACATTGTATTTGATTCCTACGACTCTTCGTTAGAATCCACAGTACAGAAAAGCAAAACCTCTTGCCTTGCCTACATTATCCCGTTGTTTGAACGGAGTAACGACGCTATCCCTAATCTTCCTGCTGAAGCCTTCCCTGCGTTGATCGCAGAGGTTAAGAGCACTGCTTTTTATGACATCAAGCAGATGCCAAATGAGAAAGAAGAGAAGCGAGCAATCTTGCAGAATCGCTGGCTGGCTCGTAAGGCATGGCGAGCAAATGGAGGGGTTAAATTCCCTGATTACGGAAGGAAGCGATGATTAAACATAAAGGGTATTTGATTACCCCCGCTAAACAATCCCCCAATCTCTACTATATCGCTACAGAAGGTAAAGGGGGTAAGATCCCTAATTGCCTTACTGGACTCTACACTAAGACGGTGGCAATTCGAGAAATTGATAAATACGTTGAAGTGAAGGATAAGGGCGATGCCAAAGACACCGATCAAAGCTGAGATTAGGAATTTCTCAGGAGGATTGGTCACTGAGTTTACAAACTTAGAGACACCTCCTAACACCTCCCCTGATATTGAGAACTTCGAGCTTAACAGAGATGGTTCTATCCGTAGACGCCTCGGGATGGACTACGAACCTGGGTATGTTCTGTTCGATCCCCCTGCGGCTGCTAATAACATTGATCCTCCGAACCCTGTTGTGTTTAGATGGACTACAGCCGGAGGAATCTCTGACTTGACATTGTGTGTTGTCCAGTTTGACAACTCCTTGATGTTCTTTGACCTTGACGAAGCAGCTCTCTCGTCTAGTGGGTATGTAGGACAGATTACCCTTACAGACTTCCCCAAAGATGTCAGGTATGGGATTAACTCTGTTAACGGCAAGCTGGCTATCGTAGCAGGTATTGCTAAGGTTGCAGTGGTTTCGTACACTGCTGGAGCTTTCTCTGTTTCCTATAATACACTGAAGACTCGGGACTTGTGGGGTATCGAGGGGACTGATCCTGAAGGTATTAAGTACGAAGCAGATGCTTTATATAGGGGGTCCACCCTATCCGCAGCTCATATGTACAACCTCCAGAATCAGTCCTGGGGGACGCCTAAGACACGCGATACTGATGGCGTTACCGTCCCACCTTCGGATCATTACAAAGCTCAGTTAGGGGTGTATCCTTCCAATACCGAGCAGGTCTGGGCAGGGATGCAATACAAGCCTGACGCTTCTGGCAATCCTACTGAAAGGTATTATCCTTCGATGAGTAGGGATCTTTACGGTACATCTGCTATCGCTGCAAAAGGATATTTCCTTATTGATGTCGTAAACCGTGGAAGCTCTCGTGTAGCGGCTGTCGCAGCTAATAACGCAAGATTCCCCGGAGCTACAATCACCTACACTTGCCCTAACCTCCCAGACTACACCAACGGTGGGGCGACGGTTCTCGCTGAGTTCGCTGGGCGTATGTTCTATGGTGGATTCACTGGAGAAACTGTCGGGGGTGATGCTCGTTCTCCTAATCTATCGGATCATGTCTTCTTCTCTCAGCTTGTGAAGAGCACACAGGACTTGTATAAATGTTATCAGGAAGGAGATCCTACGTCCCGTGACGATAGCGAACTTCTTGAAACAGATGGTGGATTTATTCGCATCACTGGCGCGGATAAGATCATGGCGATGGTCCCTGTTGGACCTGCTTTGATTATCGTTTGCTCTAACGGTGTATGGAGCATCTCCGGAGGCTCCGACTACGGATTCTCTGCTACTAATTATCGGGTGGATAAGATTTCATCTTTTGGGTGTGTAGCTCAAGGCTCGGTTGTTGAGGAGAAGGGTCGAGTTTACTATTGGGGCGAAGAGGGTATTTTCGTTGTCGCTAAGACCCAGGTCGGTGATATGGAAGTTGTTTCGATCACCCGTGGACGTATCGATACCTATTACCAACAGCTACCGATTAGCGCAAGGACATCTGTTACAGGACTGCATGATTCCTTCTCCGGCAAGATTAGATGGATTTATGAAGCAGCAGATTCTGCGATGTACGAGTTGATTCTGGACACCGATCTGAAGGCCATCTACCCGTACCGTATCTACACTCCATCGTTAAATATCCGAGTGGTGGGTATCTCCTTGACATCCCCGTTCAATCAGACATCCTCGACAGAGGAGGTGTTCTCTGCTACGGATGATGTCCTCTCAGACACAGATTCTGTAGTGGTCGATTCGTTCTCTTCCCGTTCCGCAGTAGCTTCCGTCAAGTATCTGATTAAAGTCGGAGATAAATACACATTTGGCTACTATCGAAACACCTCGTACAAGGATTTCGAGTTACACGATGGGGTGGGTTCGGATGCGGCTGCGAGAGTTGTTACAGGGACCACAACGGCTAACGATACTTCTATCCGTAAACAGATTCAGTTCCTGACTGTAAACTTCAAGCAGACAGCTTATCTGAACGAGTCTAATGTTCTGTCCAATCTAACATCTTGCCTCTCGAGGGTTCGATGGGACTGGTCTACTGCTGAAGGCTCTCTGAAATGGTCAGCATTGAAGCAGATGTATCGTAATCCAAAGCCACAAGAAGTTATCAACTTTGACATCGTTACTACTAGAAATCTGGTTCGGGGTAGTGGCAGAGCCTTTTCTGTCTATTTCGAGACAGAGCCAGGTAAAGATTGTCATATCGCTGGCTGGAACTTAGCAGTGGATGGTAACGGCAGAGTTTAATAGAAAAGGAACAAGGATGAGTGGTAGTCAAATCACTATCGATATTGAAGAATTAAATAGCGAGCTGTTCGATGAGCTGATGCCTATGGGTCAAAAGCTCTGGGATGAATGCAGTGAGATTAAGAAAGACACCTGCTCTTTTCACGGAGAGCGTGGTCTGAAGATCCAGCCGAGCAAGTCCACCTATCTCGCCTTGCAAGCTGCTGATAAACTGTCTGTGTATGTCCTCCGTGATGTTGAAGGAGAGGCTGTTGGTTTCTCCTTCTGCATCTTCTACCATAGCTTGCACCATGAGATTGTCCCTTGCGTTAATGTAGACTTGTTTTACATCGAGCCTCAGTATCGATATTCAATCAAACGGTTGATTAAGACAATGGAGGAAGAGTTCCGTAGTAGGGGTGTGGTTGTGGTAGGATGGCCTATTAGCCCTATGGGTAAGCTCTTCGAGATTTTGAAAACATTAGGATATGCTCCTGATGATGTTTTAATGGAGAAACGTATATGTGCATTGTCGCCGCAGTAGGTGTTGCAGTTGCGGGTGTCGGTATGAGCATGGCAGCCGCAGAGGATGCTGAAGACGCTCAGTACGAAGCTGCGCAAGAACAAAAGAAAGCTAATGCAGCTTCGCGGGCGCAGAATGAAGCCCAGGCCATGCAAGAGCGTAGAAAACAATTGCGAGAAGAACGCATCAAGAGAGCCCGAATCCTAGCTACCTCCCGTTCGTCTGGAACCACCGGGTCTTCTGGAGAAGCAGGCGCATTAGGTGGTCTTAGCACTACATTGTCTAGCAACCTGGGATACAACCTTGGCGCATTGAATACTGCTTCGGATATTAGCATGTTTAATCAGAACGCTGCTAATTTCATGTCTGAAGCTAACGCCCTTGGAGCACAGTCTCAGATGTATGGTCAGATTGCTAGTTTGGCTATGTCGGGAGCCTCCATGTTCTCCGCACCTAGCCCTACTAAAACCGAATAAAAGGTAATCATGGAAGAAAACATCAATGATCTGTTAATGGGCCCTCCTGACGCTGCCGACTTGATGCAGGAGCTTGCTTCTCCTGTTACGGAATCGAAGACTCCTATGTCGTCCATCCGTAACAAGGCCGCTGCTATTGCTCTTATGTCCAGCGGCGATCTGAAGCAAAACTACGACGTGTCTGTCAATCGGATCAAGGATGGAACCCTCCAAACCACACGCATCTGGAGCGATATCGAGAAGGGGGTCGAAACAGACTCCCTCCAAGGTGCTACAGCAATCCTCTCTTCTCCTGAGTATTCGTTTGAAGAGAAGCAACGATTGATTCGTGCAGGTAAAGGTATCTACAAGTTTGACACCTTCACTCGCCTTGCAGAGCAAGGTCTGAAAGAAGACTCTCCTGGCGAGACGGTGGAAGAAGAGAATGTCCGGGTGAATGTTAGTGACATTCTGGACAATCAGATGAGGGCTCGTGCAGATGTGCAAGGGATTGTCAACTCCCATGCTGCTTCTTTGGACAACTCTTCTGGCAAGGCAATGTCCGACATCCTCGCAGCAGTTCTGATGCCATTTGGTAACTCTGTTATTCAGGCTCGTTTGGCAAAGGCTCGCACTGGAAGCTATTGGGAATCCTTCAAAGCACTGATGCTCCCTGGTACTGACATCCGTCAGGAAGAAGAAGCCTTCTTCGAGATCCCTTCAGATCAGAAGGCCAAAGTGCTGAGTGAGATTGTCGAGCGTATTAAAACTAACGCAGGGGTTATCTTCCCTTCTGACAACCATTACGCTCAGTGGGAGAAACTCCAGAAGATTGCTAGCGGAGAAGAAGTCAGTCGTACGGACGAGATTCTCGAGAACCTCTCTCCTGTCCTGGACGCCTTCGGTATCAGAGCAGAGGTTCAAGCTGGTAAGCTGTTCCTTCGTTCGAGGAAAGCTGCTGCCGTAGAGAAAGCTGCTAGAGGACTCTCTAAGGAGCGTGTTGATCCTCTGTATACCGTACCTTCAGAAGTGACTCAGAAAGCTCCTGTAGGCCCTTCTACGGCCCCTGATGAGTCTTTGCTGTCTCGTATGCCTGCAGGCCCCAATCAAGCTGATGCTGTAAAGCGTAAACAGATTGATGATCTGGAGGCTGAGAAAGCTCGTCTGCTTGAAGATCAGAACTTGGCAGGACGTGGTGACATTCGTAATCTGGAAGCAGAGCGAGATGCTCTCCGTGCTCCTGATGCAGATCCTAAAGAGCTTGCCAAGAGCATCAAAAAAGCCAACCCTCGTATGTCCGCTAAAGAGGCTCGTGAAGAGGCTCAGAAACGAATCAACGATGAGTTGGCGGATTATGATGCGAAGCTGACTCGCATTGGGCAACAGATTGAACAGAACAGAGGAGCGGCTGCTACACAGCAACGTATCGCTGATCTGGAGAAGCAAATTGAGGCATTAAGCAAAGGTGTCCCTCAGAATGCTGGCTCGGTGCGTCTGACCTTGGCTGATGAGATTAGTCGTATCGAATGGAACAGTATTACAGGTATTGACAATCCAATGTCTGTCGGAAACATCCTTGCCTCTACTAATCCTGGTAAGGCTCGTTTGTTGTTTGCTGGCGCTATCATCGATTCTTCGGATGAGATGGTTAGGGCTGCTTACGGGACGGATAAAGTAGAAGCTATTGCTGCTAACGCCATGCCTCAGGCTATTACAGAATCTGGAGCAGTTACTAGTAAGGTTCCTAATATTGACGAAGAGATTCTCAAGCGCACGAAGGCAGATCCTCTGGACTTTAGTCCTACGGAAGTGGCCCGTGCTCAGAAGAATCTGATGGATCGTTTTAAGAACGTCAGCGGTTTGAAGGTCAATGATGCTATGGGCGGCATCAAGATTGACGGTGATGGAGCAGTACAGTCTGTCACCTCTGTCTATGGACGCGATCAGGGCGGGTTCCTAACATACAAGGAAGCTCTTGAGCAAACTAAGTTTGCCCTTCGTGAATTCGGTGCTAAAGAGAGTGACATTGAGATTCTCGCCAAGGATGGTGTGAGTCACGTCCCTGTTAAGGCTAGCGATGTCGGAGACGCTCCTGGCGAGTATTATGCTCGTCTGTCTATGCCTTACGAGATTAAGCCTCTTGATGTGGGAGTGTTCGATCCTGAGACGGTTCTCTGGAACGGAATGGATCACATCCCTCAATTGATGGGTAATCGTTACACAGGCTCGCTTACTGAGAACTTGGTGGACATCGCTTCGATGTTCTCTGCTCGATTCTCTGGATCTGCCACTCGCGCTTCTGACAGAGCTTCTGGACTCTCCTACTACCTGATTAAGGAAGCTAAGGAGTTTACTGATAAGTATGATAAGCTCCCCGCTGTCCAGCAGAAGATTCTTCATGACTATCTGAAGGAAGCTAACGCCCTCCAACTGAAGGACAATCCTGCTGACTTAGTGGCTCGCGGCTTCAAGCCTGAGATGATGGATGCTCTGAAGGACTTCCGTAAGTTCTGGGATACACATTGGTATTTGGAAAACTCTGACTTCATCCGTACTCTCAACAGAGATGGGTGGAAGAAGCTGGAGCATCCTACAGAGGAATTCATCGCTAAGGAAATCCCTCCTAATATGTGGAGCGAAGTTAAGGAGTTCCTTGACCCTCGTACTGGAAACATCGAGACATTCGATGATGCAATGCGAGTTAGCATCAATAACTCGAAGGGCCAGCTTGCTGTTCTCCGTCGCCCTGTCGACATTAACGGTAAGACTGTTACTCACATCTTTGTGGATAACAACCCGAGTTCCTATCTCCGTACTATCCGTGAAGATGATGCTGTTCTAAGCAAGCTGGATGGTTATTACACCACTGTGTACAAAGCCCCTCGATTCGTCGACGAAGTGACGTACGAGATGGTGGGTGGAAGAGAACGGATTGTCCGCAAGCAAGCAATTGCTGTAGCAGGGGATTGGGAGACGGCTGAAAACTTTGCTAAGACACGTCCTCAGAAGCCAGGAGTTCGATATGAAACTCGTGGTGATGAACGTGCTATGCAAACAGGGGGTGACGATTGGTTCGACATCCACGCTGCAAGAGGACGTATCTCTCAACGCCATCGTGGACAACCTCTGGTCGATGACACTGGAAATATGAACATCCTCGGTAACGAGAGCTTTGTTCTTGGCCCTGTTGATTCGGCTGTCCGTGCTGCCCGTAGTATCTCTGGTCGTATCGCTGGACGCGCTCACTTGGAGAATGCTAAGGCACGATTTGTAGATCAGTATCGAGAGTTCTTAACTCCTGATGCCTTCGGAGAATACCACTTCCCTTCTGACATCTCTCAGATTGGTAAGAGTGGGATTCCTTCGTCGAGGTCTATGGCTGATGCTCGTTCTACTTGGAACAAGATTCGCTACCTCGAGAATGGCTATCTGAATGCTGCGGATACTGTTGTGAAGCAGATGTTCAACGTAGGCTCCATCATGGCTGGTAAGTACAAACTGAGCCGCACTGAGCGTGCTCTAGGTTCTGTTGCTGAACTGGCTCCTATGGCGGCCTTTAAGTCTGTTGTGTTTAACACGCTGGTGGGTACAAACTTCCTCCGCAACTGGATTATCCAGTCTGCACAGTTAGCCCGTGTCCCTGCTTACTTATTCTCTCCAGCACAGGTAGCTAAGACGATGGCTCGTGTCACCGAATTTACTACAGACCTGGCTATGAAGAGAGAGTCGCATTTCACTAAGTTTGTTCATGACTCTGATTTGCTCAAGAGCATCGACCATCAGAACATGGTGAGAGGCTCTATCCAGAATGCAATGGATCACTCGAACAAGGTGATGAACTACGCAATGAAGCCAGTTATGTTCCTTCGTAGGGTGGGTTTCGATGCTGGTGAATCGGCTAACATGCTGGGACATCTGGCTGCTGTGTACGAGAGATACAAGGCTCTTGGTAAGAACCTTGACAGTCCTCGTGTTCGATCGGAAGCATTTGCTGAAGTGCGTCACCTGACAGGCAATATGAACTTCGGAGGGGACTTTGCGTATAACCAGACTGCGGCTGCCGCTATTCTGCAATTCGCTCAAGCACCTCATAAGTTCTTGTTGCAATATGCTAATAGAGCCTTGCCGCTTCCTGTGCGCCTTCGTTTGCTTGCATGGGATTTGTTCATGTATGGCTTACCGACCGCCGCAGTGTTTGGTGCTTTCGGTGAGGACTTGTTCCCAGAAGACATGCCTCAGGAAGAACGTGTGAACCTCCAACGAAAGATTGCAGATGGATTCCTTGCCACGAATCTGAATAAGATGATTGGCGCGGAAGCTCTGCAAGACAAGCGTGTGGATGTTTCCTCGATGGCTCCTAACAACATGATGGGGCAGTACGAGCTGTTCAAAGCAATCCTTACAGGGGGTGCTGATGAAATGATGGCTCATACCCCTGGAGGATCGTTGTTTGGAGAGCAAGGCGGAGTTCAGAGAGCTATTCGTATGTGGTCACAGATGTTCAAGGGAGTTGTCTCGGAAGATCAAACCCCTGTTGAATTGTCTGATGCTATGCTGGCTACTGGACGTATCCTTCCGTTGGTTAATAACGCTTACAAGGCTTACATCATTCAGATGTACCATGAGCGTCGTAACTCTAAGGGTATTACTGTTGAATCAGGACTCCCTGACTCTCATATCTATTTCCAACTCTTCGGGTTCGGTAGTAAAAACCTTTCGGAAATCTATGAACTCTCTAAGAAGCTCTCTGAAGCTACTAAAGAGAACAAAGATAACTTCAACAAGGTTTACAAGCATTCCTTAGAGATTATGGCTGGAGTGGATACAAAGAGTGCGGATGATTTAGAGAAGCAAATCCGTATCACCAACTTCCTTATGAAGCCTTACATGGATCAGCCTTGGGCTATGAAGCAGCTTCAAGAGAACTTGAACAGGGATCTCACAGGAATGGAGATGAACAACTTTATGCGCCTTATGAAGCTGGGTGGAATGCCTTCTACCGATGAAACACGTCGTATCATTGAACAACATCCTGGAATTCCAGAAGGATATAAGAAGCCTCTGATTGACAGAATGCAAACACTAATTGATAGTGAGGAGTAATATGGCTGAATTTGGGCCAGAAGCAACACAGCTCTCCGCCCCGCAAGGGGCAGGGGCAAATCCAACGGAGGGGGTGCAAACCTCCTCTTATACGCCTAATCTAGCTCCTATTGCTAACTTAGCTTCAGGAATTAGCGACATTTTCAGTAAGCTGAAAAAGGACAAGGGGGCCGAACAGGATCAGATCAATCTGTCTGGGTTTACTAACGACCTTTCGGCCGCTGAACAGGAATTTGAGCAAACAGGAGATGCCAATAAGTTCGCTGTTCGTAAAGGACAGCTCATCCGTAAATGGCAAGTGGCAGCCCCTCACCTTTCTGGTGAATACAAGAAAATCCTAGGAGTGGCTCAGGAAGGTACCACAGGACGTGCTGAAGACGCTCGTAAGCGTAAGGAGGAGTTTGAGAAGGACGCTCTCATGGAAGGGTTCAAAATGGGTATTCCTAACGTACCTGGGACTGAAAAGACAACTATCGAAGCTGTCCTGGCTACTCGTAGATTTAGGGCTAAACAAGATGAGGCATTCCAAACTGCTGAACGTAATGCTAAGATGGCAGGGTGGTCTGACGAGGAGAAGAAGCGTATTGCAAAAGAGCAATCGGGCCAGAACCTTGTCGAGCTGTCTGGGGCGCATTTGATGAGCTTCGGTAATAATCTGAACGCACTGGCTAAGAGAGTGTCTGCTGGGATGGACCCGGCTGAAGCAATGGGAATGGCAATGAGCCAGTACAATTCGATTATCGCTCAATTAGATGCCATCGCAGTGTATGATCCCTCTATGGCAGAACCCTTCCGTCGTCAATTCAATCAAACCTTGGACGCATTCAAGCCATATTTTGCTAAGGGGGCTGATGTTGAAGGTATTGAGAACGAATGGAAGAAAATTCAGGCGCAGTCGAGTTTGAATGTTATCGGTAAGAATCCTAAACTTCTGGAACTCAACACCCTTAGTCGTGCATTCCAAGGACAGCCGCATGTAGGGCTCGCCATCTCATCAGGAGTCAGCGAA